CACTCAGGATTGACATGGCCTAGGATTGCAAGGATGGGGGCGAAAGTCAAAAGCACAAAACAAACCCGCCGCACCTTTTGACGGATGCGGCGGGCAGGGATGAACAACAGTATGTCAGAGAGATTAGCCCATGAGTGTTGCAACATACTCGGGCTTCCAGACTTTTACGCCGTAGAATGCCATGAGTTTGATTTCGTTCATGCCGTAGCCTTTGTAGAGGCGAGCGGAGAACGAAAGTCCGGTGCGCTCGTCAACAAGCACTCCGATTTCCTCGCCAGCGTCTCCGCCGGGTGGTTGGGCGGGTGGGCGCATTGCAAGTTCGATTGCAGCCTTGTGGAATCCGACGTTGCCCGCGTAGCTGTTGCCAACGGTTACGGCCTTGTCATTGACGATCAGGCCGCGAAGGCCGGGATGGTTGATAACGAGACTGCCGGATGTCGCGGTAAGTCCGGTTTTGACCACGTAGGAGCTTGCGCTTGGGTCGTCTGCGATGCTGATAACATCACCGGCCTTGATACCAGTGGTGTTGACCGTGCCGCCATCTACGGTAAGCGTAGTTGATCCGACCGCAACGTTGCCGTTGTTGATGAGGTATCCGGTTCCGGCGCCTTTGGTGTGGGATGCTACGCCCGCGCTGGACTTGATGGACATGTTGTAAATGTTCAGCAATTCGCCACGGCGGAGGGTTGCATCGGTTCCAGCATCGCCCACGTTGGTAAGGGTTGAACGCTTGCGGAGGTTCGCGCCTGCTGCGGTATTAACGATGAGGGAAAGCATTCCATCGGTCATCGGGGTTCCGTTGTCCTCAAGGATGCGGTAGAGATCGGAGAGGATCTCAAAGTTCGATCCGAAAGGAGCGGTTCCGGCGGTTCCGACTGCGCGGCTTGCGCCTTGGTAGGCGGCGATTCCTACTGCGGCTTCCATCGCGTTAATCATCTTGCGGATGGATTGCTTATAAAGCTGTTGTAATGCAGCTTCCGCTCCTACGGTATTGGAAAGCTGAAGCCATTGCTCACCTTTGAGTGGAATGCTTGCGCCTGCGTAGGAGTTGAGGACAAGAGAATCGGTGGAGGTCGTGATGTCGGCAGCGTCTGGAACGGTCATTCCGGGCGTGTAGCTGGTTTCCAGCGTCGGCTCGGTGGTGCGGATGGAGGTCACTGTTCCGCCAGCGGATACGCCTTCGGAGCCGCCGTTGACCATCACGCTTTGCATAAAGCCCGATGGTTCCTGCGCGACCAAATCGCGGGATTGATAGAGGATTTCAGTAAGCCCAGTTAATGAGATGTCGTTTGCCATAGTGGTGGTTGGTTAGATTGAGAATTGGTTAGTTGGAGATTTTGCCGCCTTCGCGGATAAATTTGTTGCGCTCGGATGTCTTGAGTTCGTTGAACGCCACAAGGCTGAGTTCCTTTGCGCTGGTTTCTGTCGGAGCCTTCGCGCCAAGGTCAAGCGGCTCGCCGTGTCCCATGCTCGCCAGCTTTTGGGCGGCGGCTGTATCGATC